GACTCTGGTGAAATGCTTATTTGTCTTTATGGCTCGGTCAGTGGATATGTCCCATTTGAAAATAACATTTGGGGTGTATTCCCTGAATTCGCTAGACCTAGTGACATCTAAATAAAACAACGATTCTGGGGAGATAATATGCAAGTTAAGCACAACGATGTTTTGATCGCTACTATAGGTAGCGCGCTGACAATAAAAGAAGTCTCTGGTTTTTTGGTAGCAAATGATATTCAGATACCTTTATCTGAACTGGCTTTGATATATACGAGTTCTGAAGCAGAGGCGTTAAGAAAAAGAGCTTATAAACTGGAGTCAGATCCTCTTTTCATTGAATGGCAATTTGATCAAACTTTGGAAAAAGAAAAACAGTGGAGAGATAAAGTCATTGAGATAAAGGCGCTTTACCCACTGGGAAATCATGATAGCGCGTCGCAGGAGTAGGCCAATTTGCTCATCTTAAATGGGGCCCAATTGCCATTAAAAAACCTACGCATTAGCGTTCGTCAGCAATTAGCTGGACAAGATATGTCCGGTCAAACCTCGGCGACCGACCAAGCGGAAACAGGCAACAAGGGCAAAATACTGACGGTGAAAGGGGTGATCCCTTTTACCAAAAATCAGTTGCTGACTAACTTGTTCAGTCTGGCCGAAGCGCAAGACAACGACGCGCGCCAAATCTATCGTATCAGTAATAAAACAGCTGAGGCGTTGAAAATTCGCCAAGTGAAATTCCAAGGGGTAGTGCGCGCAGATGAGCAAGAGTCTCATCGCCAGTGGATTGTGTCATTTGAGCTGGTCGAACACCTATCGGTACCGGAGCGAGTCGAACAACGCCAACCGGATAAACCTGCAGCGCAGCAAAAAGTGCAGGGTATGAATACACCGGTTGAAACAGGACAAACTGACGATGTACCGCCAGGCACGCAAGTGGAATTAACGGGCGTCATGAAGGTACTGAAAAGCGTGGATAATGCGCTGGCTTAAACGAGGGCGTGGTCAATGACAACCAACAACAAGTTTCTTTGCCGCGCTTACTTGGGCAAAGAGAAAACTAAGGTGAAAAGCCATCGTATTGTCTTCAGTGAAAATACGCCTGGTCGTTGTGAGCTTTCGGTTGAAGGTAACCCTGAACCAAGCACGCTCATCGCTATCGACTTAGGTTGGGGGGATGACATTACTCGCGTCTTCTTGGGCTATATCGAACGTGTACAACCGTCTGAAAAAGGATGGTCAAAAGTGTTTTGTCGTGAGCTCGCGGCCATTCTCTATAAACCGCTCAATATCATATTGCGCCATCCCACACTTATGCAGCTGCTGAGCGAGGTCACCAATAAAACGGGGCTTCAATTTGTGGTACCCGAAAAGGCGTACAGCAAAACGGCTATTCCTTGTTTCTATAGCGATGGTAATGGGTATCGAGTCATCGATGAGCTAGCACAGGCATTTAGCATCGATGATTTGTTCTGGCAGCAGCAAGGTAATGGCCAAGTGTATGTGGGCAGTTGGGCCGATTCATTCTGGGGAGATAAGCCCATCACGTTACCTAATACACTGATGACCAATCACACCGCCAACAAATCGGTAAAGATACCGGCTATCCCAAAGCTTAAGCCAGGTATTTTGGTTAATGGGCTTCGATTAGTGGGTGTCGAGTTTGAAGGGACGGAGGCAAAGCTAACATGGATGTGAATACCATCAAGCGCATCATCTTTAGGTTGTTCCCTGAATTCACAGGGCGATGGCACTTACCCCGTTGGGGAAAGGTTGTAGCACTACCAGAGCTGCCTGAAGAGGGCGATTTATCCGATCGCTTTTACCCACATTACGCGGTAGATGTTCAGCTACTCGATGAAAAAGGCATGGAGTATGAAGATAAATCACCACTGCAGGCGGTACCGCTTCCCGTTCCTGGTCTGGGTGATCATGCTGGTCGTTTAGAGCCGCCAGCACTCGGCAGTATTGTTGAACTCGGCTTCATGTTCGGTCAACCAGACAAGCCCTTTATTCGTTGCGTGTTGCCACTTGGTTTCAAGTTACCAGGCATCAAAGAAGGTGAAAGCCGATACCAACAGCGCAAAGGCGTTTATCAATTAGTCGACCAGAAAGGCAACTTCGAACGTAAGACAGACCAAGCTGATAAGCTTGAATGCCTTACTCAACAAATCAAAGTGCTAGAAAATCGAATCGCTGAAATTGATGGGAACCACACCGAAACCGTCAAAGGCAATAGAACCATCAAAGCTAAGTACATCACCGAAGACGCAGACACCATCAAGTTCAATGGCGGAAAAGGCGTGTGCACTGGCGCGAGCATTTGCCCCTTCATGGGTAAACCGCATGTCGATGTATCAACCACCGTATTCGCAGGAAAAGACTAATGGCATTAAGTAAAACATCATTAAAGCAAAAGATAGAAACAGAATTGAAAGATCAGGGCTTTGTGCTCGATGGTGAATTCGCAATGGCTGGCATGATGGCTGAAGCCATCGCGAATGCTGTAGTCGATGAGATCACTCAGAACGCTAAAGTAACAATTTCTGCGGGAAGCTCTTCAGGGGAGTATAAAGTCAGTTGACGAACCAAAGTTTAAGATGGTTCGCCTCCCTTATTGATTAAATCAACTTGTAATATTCAGCAACACCAAAACTAAAACGCAAGACAGTAAAATTAATGATGAGATAGCATAAACCTTAAGTCTAAGTTCTTGTTTACCAGCTTCATTTATCCCAGTTTTGCAAGTGAAAGCTAGGACTATTATTAAGTAAATTACATTCAT